GTCTAATCGATACTTAGTATGCAAGTGTATTGGAAACCAAAAATTTATGCAAATTGTTTACATGGAGTTACTTTGACTTTATATAAAGTTAAGCAACCACAGGTAAAATAGCTGCATCCCACGACGGTTGTGCTGTCATGACATAATTGGCTGATTCCGCAAGTCCAAGACGTGTGTCATCACTTATCTTTTGGAAAACTTGAGAGTAAAATTGTGCAGGTGTTTCGCCTTGAATTTCTCCTGAAGTTGGATTGTACCAGCCCCATACCAATAAGCCATGGATTTGTTGTGTCGGTGAGGGCGACAACAGTCCAAATTTATTAGTATGTAAGTAAGGACAATCAACTTCAAACACTACCGGTGAACCTTCTGTATTAACAGTCGGGTTGATAGGTTGGATAATAAAAGGTGTGGATGTGACGTTTGTTGAGTCGTTCCAATCTGTCAAATAATATTTCTCCAAAGTTTGCGCTATAAGTGGACCATAAACCGCAGCTGTGGTGGGTTCATTAGGTCCATTTAACCAAAGACAAAATGGTAGCCACACGGATTGTGGATTGGTGTCACTTCTATAATCTCTAGCGTAAGCTGTTTCTATACGAACTGTATAGCCACCCCTAACACCTTGAAACATATCAGCAAGAGGGATCCTACGAAGAAATGGTTTATAGAGTGTTACTCTTCCACTATCGTATGGTCCCTCTGGTGTAACATCAGACCAGGCTTGAAACGGATTCATAACATTAGCAACCAAACCGAATGTGTTCATGCTCGCTATAGTCCTATAATTAGATCTTTTTGTATATTTCTTCATTAACACCTTCGTTGATGGAACAACATCGACTATATCATTCTTTGTCCTCTCACTAGGAGTTGACAATGTTATAGCTTGTGCTGTACCAGACGATGACATATATGATGCATACTCAAAATCATCACTCGTGGACATAGTTACATGACATGTAATGGATGTTGGGGATCCTGTAGGTGAAATTAAAGGTGTCATAGTATATAAAGCTAGTTTGCCAAGAACGTATCTTTGGGTATTATCTGCAGTGAAATCTTGTCCAAGACGAACTGGACAAAACAACCATGCAGTTTCAGCATTATATGGTATTTCAATTTCAACTTCTCTTTGGTCTCCTCCAATATCCAATACAACACCGTGTGATGTTGAGAAATCTGATAAAATAGATGGTTCAGAATCCTTATAAAACATAGCAGCATACAATTTAACAGATTGAAATCTGTTCATGTAAAATCTGAATTTGAATTTTAGTCCTCCTCTCCAATATTTCATCAAAGATGTTAAACGATCAATAGTTGTAACGGTTTGAGTTGCAGTTGTTCTCCAATAAGAACACGGTGTGACATATGTAGCAAATAATGTTGAATTAACTGGTGAAGTTGTTAAAATATCAAATGAAGCATGGTAATTATCTTTCTGCGTTAATGATTTAATCGACATTTCATCCATACTGGTACCATAAGTGTATTGGTCTGAGATACGTTGGGCACCTGACATCAAGGTAGGTCTTTCAATAGCATGCGGGTTATTCGCATTATTCATAGAATTAAATTTGACAATCATAGGTGTTGGATTCGTTGGTATTGGGATATCATCCATCATCTTTGGTGTTATGTCAACAGTATCTCCAGTCAAATTAGTAGGCAACGTAGAATCAATTATATCTCGCATAGTATTATTTATACTTGTGATATTAATTAGACCCTGTGTTGTACGACTAACAAAAGTGGAGGTTTGTGGACGCAAAAATCTAAATACTGGGTTTTCAACAAAAGCCGAAATTGTAACAGTTATAGAAGTTTGACCAGCCAAAGGTACAATGGGTGAAAATCTAACACTATGTGCCGTCAAAAATGGATCTATAGCATTGCGTGACCACCTAAATGGCACTACTAGATCAGTTGTGTTGGAATTGTCTGAATAATCTAGAATTGCATGATGACGATAATAAGCATTTTGCAGTGATGAAGTTGTTGATGTATATGATCCGGTGTACTGGCTATACGTTACTATAGCTGCAAGAGCTCCTGAAGCCAATGGTGTTCCTTGTACAGATATGAGCAAATGAAAATCTCCACGAAAAGATTTAAATGTATTACCAATATTCTGTAGAACATGATTTGCCGCAAAATAATCTGCAGGTAAATTCAGAGTTGACACATTTTGACCCACAGTATTTGCTGATGTTATTTGGAAAGATCTCAAATAAAATGGTTTCTTTAATGTATTAACATAAGAATAATCAACTTCATGTATATCCATTTGACTCATTTGATGTGGTATACTTTCGATGGTAACATTATTTTGTGCAGTATACGCTGAACCCATCTGATCTACGACCGGTTTAAGCGAACTTGAATTAAAAAGACTATTTGTTGTTGTTAAATTAGTCGTTGTTTGGGTTTGTGACCCTGGTTTGTTGATACTTGTTACAGCATCTAAAATTTCTTGTGTGTTATCGTTGTCCATGTTTTGGTTTTTAGCAATTTGTTTTAGTGGTGCAAAACACTACCTTTATTTGTCAACATTACAATGAGGTTGGTCTCAAATATATAAATAAAATTTAATTAATCAAACTTTGAAGTAAAATCAAAAATTAGCTCACCATTATGTCTATACTCGATATCTAAAGAAATATAATCTATTAACTTAAAATGCATATGTAATTGTTTCTGTTTCTCTATAATGTTATTTCTTATCTTATTAAAATATGGTTCTCCCCAAAAATATGCGTACCTCAAAGCTGTATTACAAATCATCTTTGTACTAATAATCTCTCGATCTCTTTGCCATGAAACCATCTCCTGTATAACTAATTTATCCAAACCAGCACGGTAGGTTCCAGATACTTTATCATATACAAAATACGATTTCAAATAGTAACAATCATGTAGTGGTCTATACAAAGGTAACTCACCATCCTTTTGTGATGATGTATAACCAATGTTGTGTGACATCATATAGTCTCTTAAAACGTGACCGTTCCAATATGATTCTATGATTTTATTAAAACCAACAATATGATCATCACCATGTGCGAAAATCTTAACATTATTATTTATAAAATGTGGTGTATGATAAGCCTCGGGTAAAACACTCAGTAATGACATGACAACATACATTCTATTAACAAAACTGTTAAAAGATGTAGTAATACGAGATCCGGAAGGATTGCCTTGTAACTTAACATAAACTTTATCTAGAACAAATATTGGTGCAAAACAGCATCCAGTAACTAATAAATCTCTTTTCTTTGTGTGTTCATCTTTATAAAAACTATTAACCAATCTTGCATATAATCTAAAAAATTCTGGTCTGATTGTACCATCAAAAGCTTTATAATCACCATCTATGGTAAAATCGTATTTCTTCAAAATTGTATAAAGTTGTTGCCACTTGGAGCTATATATATTTACTCCAACAGTTGTACCAATATCGAGAGCATGTTTTGTTTCTCTATCAATAAAACTATCGAAATATTTTCTCATTAATATAGTATATTCAACGGGAAAATTCATAAAAGTTCTAGTTTTACCAATTTTAATCTTTTCTAAGGAAACACGTTCATCCTTCAATGTTGTTGTCAAGGTATATGGAAACATAATATTATTATCCATTAAATTTTCACACCTATTGAGTTTATCTTGAAGTTCCTGTTTTATCTTAAGTGTACCATTATTATTATCAATTAAATCCTTCTTACTCTTTTGATTGACATTCCACGGATAACCAGCTGAAGTGCTAATATCAAGTTTCTCCAAATAATCGTTTCCTATAGCATTAATACTATTATTGTGATCTGTTACTTTAAGTTCGTAAGCATTTATAGGATCATACATATCTTTTACAATATTGTATGCCATATTTAATGCTTCTTCACTAAAAGGTACAACATTCACACCATACTTGGAAACTGATTTAAGTATTGGAGAAACAGGCTCTTCTAAACGTTGGTCGCTTGGACTCAAAACTGAGGGACCAGTTAATGCTGGTTGTAGCACCTCATAAAACGGACTCTTAACTATATCTGTTTTATTGTTTTGGAATGGAGCTCTTTTTGCTTTTCCTAAGAAGTAAAAACCTTCTTCCAAATCACTAACAGCGTCAAAATATTCATCCTGATCTAATTCAATATCTGTGGTAAAACCTTGTGTCGTTTTAGTAAAATAATCGATCATTTTATCATAAGCTTGTGTTGTTATGACTTCCGAATTACCACTAAAGGAATCTCCTGCAACATGCATACCCGCAACTTTTACTCCCATTTGAGTTTGAATCAATAAAATTGATCCGCAATCTCCTTTCATAAACCTGTGGTTATACTGCCATATGTTTCTTCCTTCATATATTAATCCTGCATCGTCTTTATACATAGCGTCTGTTATGTACCCACGCAATTCAATAACTGTTGAGGTTACACCATCCTTATTCATTGTAGGATTTACAAGAATGATATCCTCACCAGCTTCTTTAATTTCGTATGTTCGATCTATTAAAATACTCTTAGTCGCTCTAAATTGTGGCATCGTACCTAGAATGTTAAGACAAGCGTAATCACTATCTTCATCTAAGTATAACATACCATCTTTGTAAATCATATCGTGACTATGAACTCCACGTTCTACTGTGATACTGTCACCTTCACTTATTATCATATTTCCACGACGCCATAAATGTTTTGGTGTTAAAACAAGAGAACCTCCGATGGCCCAACCCCACATTGTCTGGGATAAGGCAAAATCATTATTATTTAATCTCACGGTTATTCTCACAAAATTATTATTTATCTTATTTATCACATCCATATTATTTTGTGATATACCCATTGTTGTTTTTACTATGGGTTTCATCACTTGCTTTATTTTGGTTGTTCCTGAATCACCAGATAGACTCTGTGTGAACTTTGATGAGAAATATGGGACTAAGCCTTTATATAATAAATAAACAGCAGATATTGATCCTGAAATCAATGGTAACAAATATTTAAAATTTATACCAAAGAACTCCTTGTCAAACAAGTGCGTTATATTATATGAAACCTTATCCATTAATTTATCAAAATAGTTCTCAGCAGCAACTAAATGTTCTGCAACAGACATTAAAGCACTATATTTCTTTTGCTCAATATGAGTTAAATCGTAAGATTTACTAAAATCACAAAATTTGCAATATGATGCAGTAATATCTAGCATAGCATCTAGATGTGCATTTTCCCCTTGGTAAAGTCGTTTATGTGTACCATCATTAGACAATCTTCTAAAATTACACCAATTGTAATTCCAATCTTCTGTGACCACTGAATGAGGTTTGAACGTCATGTCCAAAACAAAATCACGTCTCCTATTAAAGGCTTTACAATTTGTTAATGTAGCTGATTGTGCTAATGAGTGCATATTAGATGTTATTATTATTATTTGTGACGTAAAACGAACTTCACCCTTTATACCTGTTTCTATATTATCAACTGACGAAACTTCCAATGGGCAATCAACTGTATCTGTGAATCTTATAAGCCATTGCTCCTCATTTTCAAGAGCAAATTGTAGGTAATCATTTAAAACAAAAATAGGTTGATTATTATAACCATCAAAATATTTATTAGAGGTGTTATGTGAAAATATATATTTGGCCAAATCCTCATCATTATACTCACCATCAATCATCATCTTCTTAAGAAGAGCACGTGCTAATCCGTAAACCATGGCGCTCTTTCCAACGCCTGGATCACCACTAACCCATATAACATACGGCATCTTACGATTACCTTTTGCTAATCCTCTTCTGACAACTTGGTCATAAGTATCGTCGATGAAGGTTATGATATCTGGAATCATTAAATGAACGTGATTTTCAACCTCAGCATTAAGAAATTTGAGGAAGTATTCACGAGCAGTAATGAATTGAGCTAAATTATGAGAATTGTATAGAATATCATTAAGACCTAGACTCTTCAACCTATGAATAATGGTGACATTATTCTTGAAGACATTATCTGTGGTTAATCTGATATACAAAGCGAATGCTGGAACATGAATACACATAATTTTCTGCATAATATCTGGTAAAAATGAAATAATAGTAACAAAAACTGATTCAACTGTTTTAACTGTCAACAAAGTAGATCCCAAAGACTTAATGGAACTCAAGACTGATTTAGCATCAATGCCAGATGTAGCTGTGCCCAAACCCAAGGCGATTAAAATTGAAATAATATTTTGTGCAAGTGTAACTGGTTCAAATACTTGTGCCTCCCTACTAGTTGAATGGACTAGGGATTGTCTCAATGTGTTCATAATGAACGACATAGTATATGATTTAAGAAAACCAGCACCGATTACTAAAGTTAATTCGAATAGGGCTTGTTTTGTATCTACTTTTCCTATATAGAATCTATAAGCAACGCTCAATAGTCCTATTATTTCAAGTAGATAATCTTTTATGGTGTTTGTAATCTGGGGTGTAGGTTTAAATTCCTTAACAGTGTGATATATATTCTTTCCAGATTTATACATTAAATAATAAGTAAAAGCGTTTGCGAGTGATGTTAATGTCTCGCAACCGTAAGATAAAAACACACCTAGTCCTTGAGTTGTTCTCATTCTAGGTATTATAGTTAATCTTCTATCGGTGTGAATCGTTCCACGATCGGTATAAAGACCAGAGCTCAAATAAAAATTGGTTCCATAACTGTCATACTTAGTTGTTGGTTTAGTTACATAATTAAAAAGGTGTGAAATATCAAATTTCGATACTCTCTTAATCGTGTAATTATCTGAACGACGAGATGGATTATTTGGATCAATAAGCTTAATTTCAAACTTAATTCCATTATCGAGTGTTATAAAAAGTGTCATTTCATCGGTATAAACGTGCAATCGTCTATACCTGTGGCCGTTTGCAGTTATCACATAGATTTCGGGTCCTAACATCCTTACGTCAAATCGCATATCGATCTGATCGTAAAGTGGTCGGAAGTCTGAGTTGTAGGAAATTACGCCTGTTTTTAGGTCTTTGGTGCTTGAGTGGGTTTGATTCATGGTTGAAGTAGGCAGCCCTGCCAGTGGGTATATTTTGAAAAGTGTTTCACCAAAGGGTCAGTACTACTGCATATCTAAGGTGCGTCTATTTACTCTGACCCGACGACGACTTGGGTATAATTCGTTACTCCTTCTAACGACTGACATCATTCTCTGGATATTCAT